GGTCGGCCCGTAGATGTCCCACAGGTCTCCGGCGATGCGGATGCCGGACTTGATGTACGGGATGGCGTCCGAGACGCCCTTCGTCATACTGCGGGTGATCTTCTCCAGGCCAGGGGCGACGCCCAAGTACACCTGGAGGAAGGCACTTTGGAGCTGCTTGCCCAGGCCGCGCATGGCGCCGCCGAGCCCCTTCGACTCGGCCGCCGCCAGAGCTGCCGCGCCGCCGACGCGTCCCACCTGGACGCCGAACTGCTGGAATGCGGTGCCGCCCTGATGGGCGAGCGCCACCATCCCTGCGAGGGCGGGCTTCCCGAACGCCATGGCGGCGGCGGCTGTGAACTGCTGGGTGGTGAGGTGCTCGGATGCGTCACCGAGCTGGGTGATGACGTACTGGAGGCCCTTGAAGTTGCCCTTGCTGTCGAAGGCTTCAATGCCGAGTTCGTGCAGGCCCTTCTGGGCCAGCTTCGTCGGCTTCGCCATGTTGACCAGCGCCGACCGCAGGGCTGTACCGGCGGTTTCGCCGATGATGCCGCTCTTGCCGAGCAGGCCGACGGCGGTGGCGGTGTCCTTGATGGAGATGCCCATGGTGTGGGCGATCGGGCCCACGTACTTCATCGCGTAGTAGATGTCCATCAGCTCGCCGGACGCCGAGTTCGACGTGTTGGCGAGGACATCCGCTACGTGGGTCGCCTCGGTGGACTTGAGGGCGAACTGGTCCATGATGTCGCCCTCGATCTTCGCCGCGGTTGCGACGTCAGTTCGAGCGGCGGCGGAGAGCTGGATGGTGCCTCGGGCGGCCCGGATGGCGTCCTGCGCCGACAGGCCCGCCTTCGCCAACTCGACCATCGCGTCAGCGGCCTCAGCCGCGTTCGCGGACGGCAGTTTCATGTCTGCACCGAGCGCCTGCGCTTCACGGCCCGCCGACGACATCTGTGCCCCTGAGGCGCGCGTGACCTCAAGGAACTTGTTCATCGCGTCGGTGTACTCGTTGCCTGCGTGGACGATGTCGTGCAATCCGAACAGGATCGCGCCGCCCGCCAGGAGGGCGCCGAGGTGCTTGACGGGGCCGAGGACGGATTCGACGCCGGAGCGGACCGAGCCCATGCCGTTGCGGGCCGCCGAGCCCATCCGTCCGAAGGCTGCGGGCGCGAGCGCGGTCTCGTCTCGCATCGCTCGCGTGCCGCGGCTGGCAGCCAGTGCTGCGGCCTCGCCCTCCCGGACGCCCGCCGCACCGCCGCGCGCACCCGCGCCCATGGCCGTCAGCCCGGCGCGGGCCGCAGCCCCGTCGGCACCGAGAGCCCGGATGCCGCGCCCGGCGACCAGGGAGGCGTCTCCGAGAGCAATCAGTTCGCCGGTGCCGGTGCGGATGACAGTGCCGAAGCCGGGCATCTCGGCGATGACGCGAACGCGCACGGTACGGTCGGTCACGGCAGCCCCCGATCTTCAGTTGTGGAGGCGTGCACGCGCTGAGCGTGGTGCGGGAGGATTGTGTTATGGACGACCTGATGCAGTGGCTGGGCGAACAGCTCGACGAGGACGAACGGATCGCGCGGGCGGCGGCTGAACCCGAGAAGTGGATTGAACTGAACCGCGCGCCTCATCTGCACTGGTCTGTTGAGTACTGGGCTGACCCTGACCGTGCCGCCGTTGTGGCCGAAGAGTCGTCCGCCTATCCAGTCGTCGTTACGGCTGAGGGCATGGATGAGGCGGACGCCGAGGCGCGGGCGGTCCACGTTGCTGAGCACGATCCGGCCCGCGTACTGCTGGAGACCGACGCCAAGCGGCAGCTGATCCGTGAGCTGCTCGACTATGAGGCCCAGTTCGACAGTGACCGGGGATGTGGCCACAGTGCGGAATACTTCACGTCCGGCTTGCATAGCGGTCACATGCCGAAGGACGTCCTCGGCCTGCGCCTGATGGCCTCGGGCTACAGCCACCGGCCCGGCTTCCGCGAGGAATGGCGCCCGTAGGCGCGTCGCTCCGGCCGAGCACTGGCAGGTCAGCCGGTGGCCATCCCGAACGAGCGCAGGATGTCGGCGGCGGCCTGCGAGGGTGGTCCAAGTTCGCCGGACTGGAACTGGAGCTGCAACGCCGCATTCCACAGCCGCAGCAGCTGCCCGTCAGACAGGTGATCCCAGAACTCTGCGAACTCCGCCTGGTCGGCAGGCTTGGGCTCGACCAGTTGGGCCTCGACGAGCGCCGGGGCGAAAGTGTCCGGATCGAACGCCGGTTCCTCGTTGCTACCGGCCGTGGCGGCGGCCTCGATCTGCTCCTTCGTAGGCGGATGCTCCGCCCGAAGAGCCTGATAGGCCCGGTGCGTGATCGCTTCGAGGGTGAAGCGCACCCGGGACTCCTCGGCCTGCGCCTCCACCTCCTGCAACTGCTTCGCGACGTCGCGGACCGTCTCCGTACCGTGCGTCTCATCGTGACGCTGCGCCCGCTCCAGCAGACTGTCGAACGCGTCGAGTTCCGCGGAGGCCGTCGAGTCCATGATGAGTTCGACGACCCGCCGGGGCCGCTGAATCTTGGCGCGGACGTCGGCGAACGTCAGCGCAGGCTTCGCCGCCCGACGCGCGGGCGGCTTCCTGCTCGTGCTCGTAGTGGTCATGGGTTCCCTGTCCTTCACGTGCTTCTACATGGCCTGATGCACGGCGATTTCGATGCCGGTAACCAGGTCTTCGGCGTTCGCGTCCAGTGCGGGGCCGAGGTGTGGAATGGGTGCGTTCTTGCTGGTGCCGTACTCGATGATGTTGCCGAGAGGCCCCTGTGACCGCCCCTTGTCCGGGCCGATCTCGCCCTCGACACCCACAGGCGTGACCTTGACGTCGTAGGTGATCGAGTACGGGTAGGCGGGCAGGTACTTGTGGCCCCGGATCCGGTTGCGCGCGTCATCCCGCACCTTCCGGCTGGTGACCGTGACGGCCTTCCCGACGTTCACCCTCAGCCGCTCCGCGAAGGTCCCCAGGTCGTCCACGACCACGGTGAGGCCGATCACGTCAACACCCGCCATCACGACTCCCTTCGGAACACGGAGACCTTCAGGCCGTCGGTCTTACCGCCGTCTTCCTGGTGCGCTGCCACCCGCCGCGCACCCGCGAGGCAGGCATGGCATTTCGTGATCGACGCGTCGTAGGCGTACTCGTTGTCGGCATGCGTCGACTCCGCGAGCGAATGCCCACAGTCCCCGCACAGCCCCGACTCGGCCTCCATCAGGGCCATCGCCCACCAGCGGTCCTCCGGCAGCCACAACGGCTCACCCGGGGCAGGCTGCGGGCGGCCCAACAGGATGCTGCGGGGAATGCCCCACGCCCGGGCCGCCTCGACTTCCCGCCGGTACGGGAACCGGTGATCCCGCAGGCGGGCTACGAGAAAGGGACAGGGCTCGGCTCCTCGTTCACCGCGAGCGCCGCGGCGAACAGGGTCCGAGCCGTGCCGTCGTTGACGACGTCCAGCAACCGGTCCACCTGCGCCGGAGTCAGCGACGGCTCCACACAGCAGACTGCCAGGACTGCGGGCAGAAACGTCCCCGCGTCATACGGCTCCTTCGAGCCTTCCGGCGCCGGATGTGCGGCCAGTAGGTTGCTGTAGGCGCGATGCCCCAACGCCCGGAACCGGAACTCAACCACGGCCTCGCGTGCCCGCTCCCGGGCCACGGTGATGCGCTCCTGCAGCTCGTAGGCCGGGTTCACTTCACCCAGCGACGTCGAATGCCACTCCCCCAGTTCACCCAACTCGGCTTCCAGCGCCTGAAGTTCGGCGCCCACGTCGCCCGCAAGACACACCTGAATGGTGACCTCGCGCGGCGACGCCCCTGCCAAGAGCTCCGAGATGTCAGGCATCAGGCGACGATGGCCCTCGTCGCCGGGTCACTGGTGACCTTGAGCGGCGACATGAACTTCGAGACCTCGTTGGCCGCCGGGGCGATGTTCTGCGCCTCACCCGCGGTCACCGGGTACACCTCGACCTTGTCCGCGGAAGCGTAGGCGGTCGCGAACGCGGAACCGCGGCGGACCACCAGGTAGCCGGAGGTGTTGTACGTCAGCGTCGTGTACGGCTGGTCTTCGATCGTGGTCGAGCCGCGCTTGAACGTGACCTCCACCGTGTAGCTCCTGCGGCCGGGCTGGTTGGTCGTGAACGTCGAGCCCAGCGACGACGTGTCGACGTCTGCGGTCGCCGGGTCGGCCTTAAGGCCGTCCGGGGTGATGCGCAGCGTCCAGTCGGATCCGCCGTTCAACTCCGTGGTCGTGGGCGCGTTGATGTTCGCGATGGAGCCCACCCAGCTCACCTTGGTGTTGCCATCGCTGATCAGGTCAGACATGAACCCTCCTCAGGGCATGAAAAAAGCCCCGAGCGGGCGGGGCGGACGAAGACGGGGGTGGGTGAGGGTCAGATGCGTACAGCGGCGACAGTCACCGACGTCGTCGACGAGTAGGCGACCGCGGCCAAGCCGTCCGAGACGCCGGCGAACAGGTCCTTCGTGATGGGGCCGATCATCATGTCGCCGGTGGTGGCCGGGACGGTGACGACGACGTCCGCTGCAGCCTGGCTGCGGACCTTCGCAGTCGAGGACAGGGTGACGGTCATCGAGCTGCCCGCCGCGTTCTTGACGTGCAGAAACGTCCGCTCGTCACAGATGACCTTCGTCGATGCGGCGGCGGCGCCGTAAGTCACGCCGAGGCCTGCGAGGTTGATGACCTGAGTGGGCAGGGTTGCCATGGAGGAACTCCTCTACAGGGGGATTGAGCGCAGCCGGTACCGGCTGGGTGCGTAGTAGTTGGGCGGAACAACATCGTCATCCCGCTGCACCGGCTGCCCGTCGAGGGACTCCGGCTTCCAGGACGCGCGCCCGGCGACCGTCAGGACGACGGACAGTGCGGCGATGGCCCGGTCGGACACCGACATGGCCTGCGCCGCCGTCAGGCCCACACACGTCAGCTGGACGACGGCAGAGAAGTCGGTCCGGTTGTCGCCGAGCGACGCAGTCATCGCCCGGCCCGGCTCGGGATAGAGGACGACATACGGGGTGGTGGCGGTCGGGAAAACGCCGGGGGGTGCCCCGCCGACGTAGACCACCAGGCCAGCCGTTTCGAGCGCGGCCGTGACCGCGTCGACGTGAGGAAGAACGGCAGGAGTCGTCATTGGCGACCCCCCGTCACGTGGCAGCCTCCACAGTGATCCGCCAGGCGGTCGCCGTGCTGCTGAAATCCACGGCCATCACCGCGAACACCTGATTCACGAGTCGCGTATCACCAGACGCAGTGATCGTCACCGTGTCGCCGGTCTGCAAGTCGTCGGCGGCCAGGGAGGCGAACGGCAGAGCCACCTCATAGCGGGCCACCACCGTCAGCCGCTCCCCCGCCTCCTCGTTGCGAGGAACCCGCTGCGGCTTCAACCGGCACGCCCCGGAGTACAGGACCGTCGGCGAACCCGGAGTCAGAACGCTCGTGGTGCGGTTGAGTGTTGGCGCCCCGGGCCGGCTGATGGTGCAGGTGTCCACCAACAGCTGGTCGTGGGCGGCTCGGCCATCAATCAGTAGCGACTGAATGTCGAACGCCGCCATCACGTCACCGGCGCCACAGAGAACGCGGCCACCCGGTACGGGCGCAGCGCCTCCTTCTGGTCTTGCGACAGCTGCGGACCGCCGATCGTCTCCGAGGCATAGGTACGACTGCGGCTGTAGTCGTCGATCGACTCAGCCTCCTGCCGCAGACCGCCAGGATTCGTCATGCCCATCGCCGCCAGGTCCAGCACGATGTCGACGACGTCGTCCGGGACTTCGCTGTAGCCGTGGCTGTATGTGACCCGGACGCGCTGCGCCCAGATTCCCATGGGCCGCATGAACGGCCAGCCCATCAGTCGGGTTGGCGCCCACCACTGCTCGCCCCGGGTCAGCTCGGTGCCGATCCGGGTGAAGTCCCGACCCTCCAGGGCCTGGTACTCCTGATTGGCGATCCCGAACAGCTCGACGACGGTCAGTAGGCGGGTGTCGTCGACGACTATCGGCCGCTGTGGCAGCCGCAGAACCCGACCGCCACCCGGCAGGGTGATCGTCTCATTCTCGACGAGCGTGAACTGCTGGCGGCAGTGCTTGCGGACCCTGGCCGACGCCCGTCGGATCGCCATAGCGGCCTGCGCCGGGTCCAGCGTCCGCTGTAGCGCGGCCTCCAGGTCGTCCTGAGTGATCAGGGGGGTCAGGGACACGGCCAGCCCCCTACTCCTCGGTGTCGACCATGGACGTCAGCCGCTTCACGACGGTGCTGCGGGGCTTGTCCTTCGCCTGCTCGGCCGCCAGTGCCGCAGCGGCACGCTCGCGGTCGTCGTTCACCCAGGCCATGAGGTCGTCGATGGTGCCGTCCACCGGCGGCTCATTGCCGTCCGGGTCCGGCACCTCGGGGGCCTCATGGGGCGCCTCCGGCTCCGGCTTGGGATCCGGGTCTGCTTCGGTGACCTTCACAGCCCCCTCCGGGGCATTCGCGGCGAGATGGCGGGCAAGGTCGCCCTCCAACTCGTCACCCTCGCCGAACTCGCGGACCTCGTAGTTCCAGTACGACCGCGTCGGCTGCAGTACGCGCACGCGCATGCTGCTCTCCTTCCTTCCTGAAGGCCCTCCGGCGCGGACGGACAGGGTTGTCCACGCCGGAGGGAGACGGGGTCAGGCGTGCTCGATGACGACGCCGCGCTTGTACAGCGCCGCATCGCCCGTGCCCGCGTCCGACGGAACGCCGTAGTCGCCGACCCACGACCAGGTCGAGGCGATGACCTGCTGCAGCCGGTCCTGCGCCGGGCGCACCAGCAGGGTGACGTCCACACCGGGGGCGGCGTTGATGGTGCGGATCTCCGGCACGTCCTCGACGCCGGTACCGGCGAGAAGGGTGTTGGTGCCCTCGAACGGCGCCGACATCAGCGCATTCGCGCCCAGCACGATCGGCCGGTGCACCGTCAGGGTGCCCGCCGAACCGCCGTTGGTGATGACCGGCGCCTCCAGGTTGCGCACCCAGTCGATGCCCGCGAACCGTCCGATGGACAGCTCCGTGTAGATCGGCGAGTCCACGCGGCCCTGCAGGGCCTGCTTGAAGTCGGCATCCGCGAAAAGCTGCGCCTCCGTGTCCGGGTCGATGTGGGCGACGTAGTAGCCGCCCACCGTCGGAACCGCCATCTTCCGCAGACGCGCCACCGCGGCCCGGAAGTTCGCGAACGTCACGACGTTCGACGACGACAGGTCGTAGGGCGAGTTGCCGGTCGCCCGGACCGTGACCGGCGCGTTCGCCGCGGTCACGTAGTCACCGGCGACGTCCACCCGGGCGGTGCCCAGGGTCAGCGTGCTGGTGCCGGTGTTGACGCCGGTCACCGTGTTCGCGACGCCCGCGATCGACACGGTCAGCGGGTTCGATGCGCTCACGGCGGTCGGGACGCCGTTGACCATGACGGTGGTGAAGCCGTCCGTCGAGTTGACGATCATCGACGTGTCCGAGGAGCCAGCCGTAGTCACCCAGGTCCGGCCGCCCGCATACGCCTTGTACAGCTTGTTGCGGGCCACCTGGTTGATGGTCTGCCCGGCGTTGATGCCGAGGTTCTCGACGTCCGCCAGGAACTTGCTGGCCAGCGCCATCGCCGAGCCGAGCATGTTGGTGTCCATCGAGTTGGCGTACTGGTCCATCGTCACGGACCACTGCTCGATCGAGTACGTCGCCGCCGACGGGTCCGAACCCGTCACCGGAGTCGTCACTGGGGCGAGCAGGCCCTTACGGGTGAAAGTCTTCGTGTCACCCAGGCCGCCCATCCACGGCTCGGCATCCGCGATCTGCGGGAACAGGAAGTTCGGCACGAGCGCGTCCCGGAACACCCTGTCCAAGATGCCGTTCTGCAGCATCGCCTGGATACCGGCGGGCAGGGACGGCCGGACACCGGCGTGCCGGTCCAGCTTGAACCACGGCCGCGGGGCGCGGTGGAGCCGCGGGCGAACCGCGGACATGGTGGGGGTCATTCTCACTCCTCAGTGATGATCTCTATGGACACTTGGTCCGGGTACTGCTGGGCGTACTGATCCAGGCCCAGCAGCGCGGTTTGGGTGATGGCCGTCACGGCGGCGCAGACGCGACCCCCAGCAGCAGGCTCGTCGTGACCGGACACCTCAATCGAGGTGCGTCCGCCGCCCAACCGGGCCCGGACCGTGATCACACGCGCTGCCGGTAGCCGTACTTGGCGAGCTCCGCGGCCACATCGCCCTTCGGGGCGGTCCGGTAATCCACGGGAGCGGGAGCGCCCCGCGAACCCTGGCCGGGATCGGGCTTCAGCTTCGTCTTCGGCTCGGCCGCTGGGGCGACCGGCTCGGGCTTGGCCCAGTGCGGCTTCCGCTCCAGCAGATCCGCGAGGTCGGCCTCGATCGCACCGGTGTCGATCTCGCCGTCGTTGTCGACGTACTTGGAGGGGTCGCGCATCAGAACATCGATGGCGTCCGAGGTGTCGGCGAACGTGCCGCTCGCCGCAACCTTGATCTCGGACCGCACCGAGCGGGCAACCGCCTCGGCCGCCTGCTTCTCGGAGCGTTCGGCCTTCGCCTGCGCCTTCTCCAGCTCCGACTTGTCGCGGTCCTCGAAATCGGCCACCTTGCGGGCCAGCTCGGCGGCCTTGCGCCGCTCCTCGGCCGCCTGCTTCTTGGCGGCTGCGGCTTCCTTCTTCGCCGCCGCCTTCTCGGCCTTCATCGCGGCGAGGGCCCGCTTGCCGCCCTCGCCGAGCTCGTCGGCGCCCTCCGGGTCATCCTCAGGCTCGGGGTCCGCCGGGTCGCCTGCCGGGTCAGGGTCGGGGTCCGGATCTGCCGGATCGGCTGCCGGGTCCGGAGCAGGCTCCGGGTCGGCGGGGTCGGGGTCTTCGTGACGGTTGAGCCGGAACCAGCCCGCGCTCTGAGCAGCGGGCAGCCAGCGGGTACGAGTCGTACTCATGGATGGAACTCCCATTGCGGGATCAGAGACCGCGCCTTGCGCGCGGCCAAACTTGGGTCGTGATGCGGCGGCCTGCGGGCTACGACAGGTAGCCGAAACGCTTCAAGAGCCTGATCAGCTCGTCGCGGTCACCAGAGAGACGGAGAATCTCGCCGGGCGTCAGCCGCGGCGTGCGCAGGTGGAACCGGGGCAGGCCTCGTTCGACGTCGACGCGGCTCCTTGCGAACCGCTGCCCCGTCTTCTGCTCGGCCTCACGCAGCATCTGCTGGTAGAACGCCCCACGCTTCGTCGTGCCTTCGAGCGTGGCGACGACCTTTTTGCCGTAGGCGTCCAGCGTGATCGTCGAACGGCCCGCGTTGACCACCGAGTAGATGTCCGCGCCGTTCCGGATCGCCGCCGCGCCGCCGATCGTGAACCGGCGATCCTGCTCCGCGCGCGACAGGCCGTGGAAGAACGACATTGGGTTCGTGTGGCGGCCCGGGCGAGCCTCGGTCGCGGGAGTACCAAAACACTGGCACCTGCGATGACGTTCGAAGTCGGCGTTCCACCGGTACCAGCGGCCGGCCAGAATCGCGCATCGCGCGCACGCACCAGATCGGACAGTCCGCACGTAGCCAGTCACCGACCGGTTCGCGATCATCGACACGCTGGCCGCGCCACGGCCCGCATCCGCGACCTCCGAAGCGGCCATCTGCAGGAGTTGGGCCCGGCCGCCGAGCATCGCCTCCTGCAACGTCAGCCCGTTGCCGATCAGCGTCTTCGTGCGGATCACCGGCAGATACAGCAGGCTGTCCAACGCCCGGCCGTCCGACGCCGCCCCCGAGAACGAGCGGGTATCGACGTGTGACGCCTGCTCCATGTAGTTGTTGCCCAGCCCATCCCCGCGGACCATCGCCTCGATGTACTTCTGGCCCGTCGACGCCGCCACCAACTGGCCGGCCGACACGGCGCGCACCATCGCCGCGCCCAGGCCGCCCAGCCACGACCGTGAGAGATCCGTGGCCGCGAGCTCCTTCCACAGCCGCTGCAACGTCACCGTCGTCTGGATGACAGCCCGCTGCTGAGACCGGCCATAGGCGTCGATAATGTCCTGGTGCGCCTGCGTCTCGACGGCCACGATCAGCCGCCGACAGGAGGCGCCTCAACGGGCATCGGCTCGTGGGCCGTCGACAACTGGTGCAGATCCATCGCCGTCATCCGAGTCAGGGCATCGTCCTGCATGCCCCGCATCCGGGCCCGCTGCACCGCGCTATAGCCCAAGTCCTCCCACGCCTGCTCCGTCGGCAGAATGCCGGACGCGTGCAGCTTCACCACCGCGTCTGCCTTCTGCGCGAACGTCGGCGTCGACGGATCCCGCCACACCGTTTCGAGCTTGCGGGTACGCGGATCCAGCTCGCCGTCCCGCACCAGGAGGACGAGGCGCATGACCCGCTCCCAGGCCTCGCCGAACGCCCGCTGACGGCGCTCCGCACGCTTCACCAGCCGGGCCTCCGACGCACGGATCGCATCCGCCGACGGGGGCTGATCCGTCGCCAGACCCAGGAACGCGGGAGGCAGGCCCGTGATCGCGGCCACCAGTCGGGCGAGAACGTTGATCGTTTCGTGGAAGTTGGAGAGTTGGGCCTCCTGGAACTGCCCGAACTTCACCTCGTTGCTCTCGTTCGTCCACATGCGGCCTGCCAGCGCCGACATCGCGCCCAGCGGCTGCCCGTTCTCGTCGGCGAAGTCGTCCCGGGACATGCCCGTCGCCCACCGGCGCGGCATCGCGTGATACTCCGCGCTGACCATCATGTCCGAGGCGATCTTGCAGGCCGCGTCCGAGATCGGAATGACTGAGCGGAGTTCGGACGTGCCGTCCAGGTGCCGGAGCCGCGGCCGGTTCGCCAACGGAACGACGAGCACCTCGCCGAGATTGTGCTCATCCCGGTCGACCTCGGCCCAGGCGCCCTTCTGCTGCTCGAACGTCATCCGCGCATTCGGCAGATACAGCGTCGCCCACTTCACCGGAGCAGACCCAGCCGCCGACGGCTCATCCCAGCGCTTCACCGCCGCCACCACCTGACGAGTCCGCGGATCCCTCTCCGCGAACACCTCCAAGGCCGACTCCGCGGTGACGATCGGGTTCGCCTCGTCGTCCTCATTCGCGCCGATGATCACATAGGAGCGCTTCAGAGCCAGAGCATCCACGTGAGCCTGCTGGGAGCCCTCATCCATGTCGGAGGCCTGCCATACGTCCCACAGGTCTGCTGCGGTCGTCTCGCTGTCCGCGTACCGGAAGCCCTCAACGTCCAGGCGCTCATCCAGAGCGTCCACAACCAGCTGCGGCCAGTTGATGACCAGTTGGCGCATCCGGTCCGAGAGTTCCGACTGAATCTCCGGAGCCAGATACGAGAGCGGCTGTGTGCCCTCGTAGTACGAATCCATCAGCCTCAACTGCGGCAGATCGCCGTCATGGCAGTGGATCAGCCGCTTCAGCCACGCATCAGGATCGAGATCGAGGGCCATAGGTCACCCCCGTCATCAGCGCATCACAGTTGTTTTCCGGGAGCGCGGCGGCTCATTGCCGCCCGCCTTAATTGCGTCCCGCCTGGCCTCCCAGGACAGGCAGCCCGCCATGGCGAGGTCGATCTTTCGGGGCGAGTCGTGGCGGTCCTTCTGGATCACCCAC